CCAATCGCACCCCAGGCGGCGAGCTATCTCGCTAATGTAACCGCCCGAGTTTTCGATCGCCTTTTTAATTTCGGATTTTTGGAAATTGTAAGCCATGTTATTTATTCTTTATTGCTTGCTTAATTGCGTCAACGGTGCCCCATACGCCAAAGGAAATGAGAGCTATCGCCCCCACGTAGTAAAGTATTTCGGTAATTTCCATTTTTTTAATCTGTTAATAACTCAATTTACCCCCAAAACATTGGTATTTCAACGACGGCCGAACCGCACATATTAACAATCATTTCGCCCATTGAGCCTGGCAAACAGCGAAGCGTTGTGGCGCGTCGGGAAATTCCTCGAGCGTTTTGGCGTCGGCCATACAGCGCGAAATAAATTCAGGCTTTGTTTCATTGGGTTGTTTCTCGGGTAATGGCATGTTTGTTTACTTATAAAACGGCTTAACGGTTTTTATTACCCCAAATCCTCCAGGTTCGCCTCGCCAATGGAATCTTTGAGGAAGCGAATAATAATGTTCGCTTTGCAGCTCGAGCAGCCGTAACTCTGGCCCGTCATTCTGCTAAACCAATGCGAGGCGAGTTTAACCGTTTCCGCATTGATTCGGCCCTGAGTAGGCAACCCCGAAACGAACTCGCGTAACGCTTCGGTTTCCTCTTCGCTCAGTTTGTAACGGCCCCATTTGTTAATTGGGCAACGAGCGAGCCCAAAATGTACCTTAAAATTCATTTTGCAGCCGCATAAACGGAGCTTTTTTCGGTAATGGGTTATTTCGTTCGCCTTCTCGGCTTCGGCTAGATCTTCGGCGCTGAGTTTATCGCCCAAAATCAAGGTTCCGCAACTTTGCGTTGATTCCACAAAGTGTTTGCATGTTTTACAGATTTTTAATCGCTCCGTTGCGATTCCCTGGGGTACTTTGAACATTTTTTTTTATTTTAGATATTGCGTTTTCGACTAGTTTGTAAAGTTGTTTTACCGGAATGCCTGTTTCCTTGCTGGCTTGCTTATAACTGAAGTCGTCTAACATGTAGAGCCTCAAAATGACGGCATCGAGTTGAGGCATCAACGAAATGTAAGCGTCTAAATACTCGTTGTCTAGCCTCGATCCGATCCACGGCGCCAGAGGTTCGTCCATGTGTTTTTCGCTCAGGGTTTCCCAATTACGCGCGAACTTTCCGTATTTAACCCCAAAACGTCCGGAGGCGTCAATGAACATGAGGTATAAAGAACGGTTAACGTAATAAAACAGTTTACCCTCAGCCGCCAGGCTCTCGGCTTTTGCGCGTTGGTTCTCGAGTATCTTCAAAAGTGTTTCGCTCAAAAGATCGTCGCCCTTTACGCTGTCACGTGTTAGCCCTTTGGCGAACTTTCGCCATGTAGCGTAATGGCGCTCAATCTCAATATCGAGAACATTTTTTTTCAACCCTTTGTTGATGTAGCAAAAAACTAACATATTTTTGTCGGCACTAATTTAAACCAATTTAGAATGGAACCAATCCCAGTTATTAACGAAGTAAAACAGGCTCAGTTAACCCCGGTTAACGAGTTTATGTTAATCATTCAAAAGCGTTACAATTCGAGCCCCAACTCATTAGCGGCGGCTGGCTATCGCGAGGTTATGAAAATGGCCGAAGATTTTTTGAGCGCTGAGCGGCAATTCATGAACGCGGCCTTTACGGCTGGTTACGAGCAAGCTTTCGAAGATTTAAGAAACCACAATAAAACAGAGCCCCAAAATGAAGCCTAAAGAGTATTTAAGAGTAAATAAAACTGCCATCGAGTATTTATTACCAAGCCTTTTCAGTTTTTATAATAACGACCGAAAAATTTACATATCCATTGAGGATTTTAGCGGCATGTTAGATTACGCTAAAACACTTGAGCAAATAATAATTGAGCAAGCGTACCGCGACGGCGCTAAAGCTGGGGCGCTATCTGGTAAATATATTGGGACTTCGGCTCGAGATTATTACGAACAAAATTTTAAAAGTAAATCAGTTTGCGAGCACTATTTAGCATCAAAAGGAGGTAACGAATGAAGCCAAAAGCGTTACCAACCCTCGAGGAACTCCAGGCGAGGCGTTACGATATTCTCGCCGTTTACCCGCACATTAAAACCGACTTTGTTCGGGCTTTTATGTTTCGCAAACTCGAGAGCGTTAACCGCGACTTGTTTACATTGACAAAAAACCCCATTTACAAATGAGAAAAATAGGAAAATACACGCCCGAGGAAATGAAAATCGTCGAACCTCAGTTAATGTTATCGGAACGCTGGGCGTTGATTTATAACCAAAGGGCCAAAACAGAAACAATTTATTGGCATGATATAAAACCCAACCTGGTTCGTTTGTTTAATACTTATGTCGGTTGGGGCTGCCGCCTGGATTGTTTCAACAGCCGAGAGGCTTACGATACCTGGATCGAACATTTGATAAAACTAACCCCGAACACGAAATGAGCAGCGATAAACTAAACCAAATTATAACTGAACATTTCGGAACCCGGGCGCTATTTTCAGCCCGAATGAAAGTAAGCCGATTCACCGCTTACCGTTGGATCAAAGAACCGGATCGAATGACGCTCAAAGATCTGGAGCGGCTGAGCGTAATAACTAAAAAACCAATTTGTGAACTCTTATGAACGCCCAAAACAATTTACATGAGGCCATGAAATTCGTTCCGTTACGATCTCAAAAAGCCGTTTTAACTATTCTCGGGCCATATTTTACCCCCGAAATGTTAGCTGCCGTTGTCGATCACATTGAACGGTTCGAAACGCTGCCAATGGGCCCCGAGGAAATAACCGAAATTATTTTTAAGTTGGTTGGCGATCTAACAGAAAACCCGAACTTTCGTAAAAGTAAAACCCGAAAGGTTGAATTCGTTTTTCCCCGACAGCTCGCAATGTTCGCGATTTATACGGAAATTCCACAATACAGCCTCCAGACAGTCGCCAACCTGTTTACTCCGAAATACGATCATGCGACGGTCGTTCATTCGTGTAAATCAATGGAGGCCCGTTACGCCTCCAACAAAAGCTCGCGGGAAACAATTAGCGCCCTGGCTTCACTAATGGCCGAACATTCCCTTTATGGGTTCCAAAACAAGCTCGAAACAATAACTGTTATCGCGTAAATGGATATTAAATTTTTACCCAAACAAATCGAATGCATGAACGCGCTCGGCCTCGATTCGACGGCTGAGGTTGTGTTATTCGGAGGCGCTGCCGGGGGCGCGAAATCTTTTACAGGTTGCGCCTGGCAAATTCAACGGAGGTTAAAATATCCAGGAACGCGCGGTTTAATTGGCCGCTCTAAACTCGATACCCTAAAAAAAACCACCTTAAAAACGTTTTTCGAGGTTGCGGGGCTGTTTGGGTTGGTTGCAAATAAACACTACCAATTTAACGCCCAGAGCAATGTAATAACGTTTTCGAATGGATCGGAAATAATTTTAAAGGATTTGTTCGCCTACCCTTCGGATCCGTCCTTCGATTCGCTTGGATCGCTGGAAGTTACCGACGCTTTTATTGATGAGTGCTCTCAGGTTTCAAAAAAGGCCGTTGATATTGTGCGCTCGAGAATTCGATTTAAACTCACTCAATATAACTTAAGCCCCAAAACGTTGTTAACTTGCAACCCTTCGAAAGGCTGGCTATATAACGAATTTTTCGCTCCATTCCGGGCGGGCCAATTACCCGAACATCTAGTGTTTATTCAATCGCGTGTAGCTGATAACCCTCATTTACCGCCAACCTACGCTGAAACGCTCGCGCGGTTGCCTGAGGTTGATCGTAAACGCCTTTTGGAGGGCGACTGGGATTTTGACGAAACCCTGGACGCGCTGTTTACAACCGACGATCTTTTGCGCTGTTTCCGGGCGGCAAACGAAACGGGCGAACTTTATATTACAGCCGACGTTGCGCGCCTGGGAAAGGATCGAACGGTAATCGCCCTTTGGCGCGGGCTCTCGCTCATTCAAATAACAGAGCTCCGAAAAAAGAAAATAGATGAAACTGCCGCCGTAATTAGGGAAATTGCCGATTACCACAAAGTAAAATTGAGTAATGTAATAGCCGACGCCGACGGCCTGGGAGCTGGGCTCGTTGACGTGTTGAAATGCCGCGAGTTTCGCAATGGCTCCAGAGCAACCAAACCCGAAAGGTTCGTTAACCTTAAGGCCGAATGCTTTTTTAAACTCGCTGAGCTTATAGAATTAAACCGAATAACGTTACCGATTCAACACCGCGACACGATCGTAAAAGAGCTCGATTTGATCCGGCGTAAAAACCCGGAGGGCGACGGCAAACTCGCTGTTACTGGGAAAGAGGAAATTCAAAGAACCCACGGAATGAGCCCAGATTACGCCGACGCTGTGGCGATGCGAATGTTTTTCGAGCTGTTTCCTAACTACGGGCGTTATTCATACGCCTAGTTTTCCACAATCAAAACCGCTTGTTTATTGGGTTTCGTGAGGTTATCCACATAAGCCCCAAAAAAAAAATAAACTTTTATTTGCTTTGTTGCTTTTTTGCTACATATATTTGCCTAACAATTAACAACAAAACCAAAAAAAATGGCTAATCCAAAACTTGATTTAATGAACGCTTACGAAACTACTAACGGAGTGATTCTCGACTCAACTCGCCCCTGGAACGTAGGTTATAAAACAGCGGCTGAAGCTAATGAATTCGCTCGTTTAAAATGCGATTACTGGGGTTCTAACCTTGTTTACCTCGGAGCTGAGCAAGTCAACAATTTATTTTACCCAGGCTTCAACGTTTGGGATTAAAAAAACGAGGGGCGCGACTCACCAACGCGCAATTTTTTAAATAGTAAACAAGTAAAACCAAAATAAAAATGAACATTCCAAATTCTTACACGTTGGTAATTTCTAACTACCAAGACAGAACCTCGCAGATTATTGAATTCCGAAACATTCGCGAAGCGCTCAACACTTTTATTGAGCGTTGCGAAGCCCTCGGGTATGAATACCGGGAGGACAATAACGGGAATTTCCTCGCTGGAGGCGTAAACACCGATTATTCTATTGAATTACTTTCAAACTTTTAACCCCATAAAACCCTAAAAAAATGGCAACATTTACATTCCAAATTGTGCTACCTCAGGTTGTCGATAGCCTGACAGTTAACCTTCCTTATTACTGCGTTCAGGGCTCGAGCTTTTACGCCATGCTAGACGAAAAAACTATTATTTCCGTCAACGATTGGCAAAGTATCGGACAAGCGAACATCTGGCTGTATAGTGATATTCCAACCGACATGAAAAGCCCGAATTGCAAGCCCATTGAACGCGCCGAATTCATGGAAAAATATAACTCTGTAATCGCTAAAATGATTGAAAAGCTATGATAAAAGAAAACGTTAAAACCGAACTCCGAATTTTACTCATTTTAAACATCATTACCCTATTATGGCTCATTACCCGTTAAACCCCGAAACGCTGGATTCGCTCCAGAAATTCCAAACCCGGCTCAATTCTCAGCCGAGCGAGCTCGCAGTTGAATCAACTCCGGATCGTAAAGCGCAAACGGTTGTCATTTCACATATCGAAATGACGCTCGACGAGTTGTTTTTCGGCCAATGGCGAACCGAAAATTTTAAATGGAATGCAATAGCTAACGAGGTTCAGGGCTCCATTGAACTTGTGGCTGTTCACCCGGTTACGGGTTTCGAAATTCGCCGCACCGGAGCCGCTTCCATTATAATCATGGTTGACAAGGTGCCCGACGGCGTAACCGGAACCGAGCGCAACCAATGGGCGTTAAACCCTTCCAACAAAAAAGCTAACGCGCTCGACCTGGCATTTCCAAAACTTAAAAGTGAATGCGTAAAAAACGCCGCTCAATCGCTAGGTAAAATCTTTGGCCGCGATCTTAACAGGAAAAACGCCGATCAATACCAACCATACAAACTCCAGATTGGCGAATTACCTCAGGCCGTGTTTGCAAAACTCGAGGTTGGAATCATGAACCGCGATCCTCAGGCGATCGCCGCCATTGGCTCGCTCGATTCTGTAATGAGCCCCGCACAAAAAAACCAATTAAACGATTTAATCCAAAAAACAAATGAGCACTAACCCCTATTTAAACGAGTATCTTTTAACCGTTGCCCAGAATACGAGCGCCTGGGACAAATTGCGCCTGGGACGTTTTACAGGTTCCGGAATTAGCGCCCTAATGACGAACCCCAAAACCAAAGCAGCAATGGAAGCGGGCGAGCTGAGCGAAACCGCCAAAAAGTACATTTACGAAAAGGCAATGGAAACCGTGACGGGCCAAAGCGCAAATGAGGCCAGCTCGAGAGCGATCGACTGGGGTAATGAATGGGAAGAACACGCCCTCCGACAGCTTCAAATCGCGCTCGATAGCCCAGAGGCCAGCACCGAGCTAAAACCTTCGTTCAAACTCTTTAACGATTATTTCGGCTGCTCGCCCGACGCGTTCATGATCCATAAGGAATTCGGCCCGGTTGGCTGTGAAATTAAATGCCCCTGGAATTCTGTTAATCATTACCTCCATTCTCAGGTTGAAACAGCCGAAGATTTAAAACGAGTTAACTCCGATTATTACTGGCAAATCATGGGCAACATGTTAACGTTCAATTTGCCCGCTTGGGTGTTCGCGAGTTACGATCCGCGCCAACCTGAACACCGTCGTTTACATCACACGGTAATTTTAGCCAACCCCGAGGAAATGGCGAACCTGTGCGAAGCTATGGAACGAGCCCATACCCATAAAGCGACAATCCTTCATAACTGGATGAAATTTTAAACCCTTAAATTCATAAACACATGAGAAATCAAACCGGACTACAAAATCGAATTGAGAGCGTCCAAATGTATTTTTACGAACACCCGAATTCGACCTTTAATGATTGCCTGGAGGCACATCCATTCATGCCAAAAGGAACGCTGAGTTTTACTATTTCAGCCATGAAAATAATGGGCCATTTAATCCGTGACGATAAAGGCCGTTATTCAACCCCGGCGGTTCTTTGCAGCTCGAAACAAATCGCTGGCGACGTGAGTAAATACAACAAACAGCGTAAAATTGAGCACGATAAAAAGCTGTTACAAAAGCAAAATAACGCCTCACTTTTTAACCTTCCGGAGTCTGGCAGCCTCCAGGATCAAATCGAGAAAGCGGCGAAGCTGTTAAAAACTCACGGTTACAAAATTTTGAAGCCAACAACGGAATGGCGCGAAATGTAGTATTATTGTAACGCTAGTTCGTAATGAAAACATTTATAAACCCCACCGTTACCGTGATGCCATAGCTCATTCGAGCGCGGACTAGCCATTGCGCGTGGCGGTGGGTTTATTTTAAATGAAAAAATCTTTTATTCTCTACATTGACTCGCTCAGTATTCTGGGCGATCTAAACACCCAACAAGCGGGCGAATTGTTTACTGCGATTTACAACTATCATTTAAACGGTGAAACGCCGACGGAATTCTGGCTAAAAATTGCATTAACCCCATTTATAAACCAATGGGAGCGTGATTTAGAAAAGTGGGAACGAATAGCCGAAATACGAAAAGAGAACGGCCGAAAAGGAGGTTTAAGCAAATCAAAGCAAATGCTAGCAAATGCTAGTTTTGATAAGCAAGAATTAGCAAACGTAGCGGTAAATGGTAATGTAAATGTTAATGTTAATGGTAATGTAACTGGAAAGGTTATTAAAGAAAAAAAATCTATACAAAAAAAGTTTGAAACTCCAAGCCTCGAGGAGGTTCAAAAGTGGTTTGTCGATCAAGGCTCGACCGCTGAGCAAGGAGCCAAAGCCTGGCAGTATTACACGGACGGAAACTGGCACGACGCAAAAGGCCAACCCGTGAAAAACTGGAGGCAAAAAATGAGAGGCGGGCGCTGGCTCGAGACGCTAGCCCAGACAAAACAAACCGAGGGACAACAATACCAAAACTTAACCCATGAATCAAATTATCAAAACCTCACAGAATTTAACGACTTTTTTACCTCCGAATGATACGGAACTCGAAAAAGTTATTTTAGGAGCCGTTTTACTCGATTTTAAAGCACTTAACCGCGTCGAAGGTATCCTAACCCCAAAAAAATTTTTTGACCCCCGTAATGAGCTTATAATGGAAGCGGTTTTAAAACTGAAAAGCGAAAACCTCCCCATTGATCTTTTAACCGTTACCCAAACGCTCAGGAAATCAAAAGAACTAACAAACGCCGGAGGGCCCGGGTACATTTCCGAGCTAACAAACCGCGTTAGCTCAACGGCCAATCTGGAAGTGTGGGCGCTTCAGTTAACCGAAATGTACCTAAAAAGGGAGCTAGCCAAAAGCGCCGCGCGAATTGCTGAACTCGCCCTTTCACCTGAAAACGATCCGTTCGAAATTTACAATCAATTCAGCGCTGAGTTAACCGATTTAATTCGCGACAACCTCAAAGGCCAAAGCTCTCACATTTCAACCGTTACCCCCGAAACCTCCGAAAGTATCGAAGCCAGGGAAAAAACGGGCGTCGCGGGTATTCCAACCGGAATTCGAGCCATTGACGGCGTTCTCGGAGGCCACCAGAAAAGCGATTTAGTTTACATTGCCGCTCGCCCTGGCATGGGTAAAACATCATTCGCCATTTCTGTTTTATTGAACATGGCCCAACAAGGGAAGCCAGTCGCATTTTTTAGCCTCGAAATGAGCCGAGTCCAGATTGTTTTTCGTATGGCTTCAATCCTGAGTGGTTTAAACGCTGAGCAACTAGCGAAACATCGACTAGACAAGGAAACAAAAGTTAAATACTATCAAACCGTTGACCGCTTAAACTCGCTTCCGATATTTATTGACGATAACGCAGCCCTGAGTGTTTACGATCTTAAAACCCGAATTCGAACCCTCAGGGAAAAACATCAAATCGAGGCTGTGTTTATTGATTACGTTCAACTAATTTCAGCGGCTAAATCCAAAACAGCCAACCGTGAACAGGAAGTGAGCGCAATTAGTCGGGGCCTGAAGTTAATTGCCAAAGAAAATAATCTTCCGGTTATTGCATTAGCTCAGCTATCGCGATCGCTAGAAACTAGAAGCGACAAAAGGCCCATGCTTTCCGATCTACGCGACTCGGGTTCCCTAGAACAGGATGCCGACGTTGTTTCGTTTCTTTACCGACAGGATTATTACGATAAAAACTCCGGAATTAACAGCGCTGAGTTTATAATCGCCAAACATCGAAACGGACGAACTGGGTTCGTGAATATAAATTTCACCCCGGAAACCATGCATTACACAGATACACAAACCAAAATAATCAATAACGAATCATGGGAGTTTTAAGAATTTTAGTTGGATGCGAGGAAAGTCAGGCTGTTACAAAAGAATTTAGAAGGTTGGGACATGAAGCGTTCAGTTGTGATATATTGCCTTGTAGTGGTGGACATCCTGAATGGCATTTTCAAAAAGATATTTTTGAAGTAATAAATTTAGGTTGGGACATCGGTATTTTTTTTCCGCCTTGCACTCATTTAACAGTAAGTGGCGCAATGCATTTTAAACAAAAAATTGCTGACGGAAGACAAAAACAGGGTGTCGATTTTTTTATGGCAATGATAAACGCTCCGATTGAAAGAATAGCCGTGGAAAATCCAATAGGCATAATGAGTAAAAAATATCGTAAACCAGACCAAATAATACAACCATATTTTTTTGGTGACGGATTTACGAAAACAACATGTTTGTGGTTAAAAAATTTACCATTATTACAACATTATAAAACAGTAGATTTATTTAATGACAAAGTAACTCATGTTGATACGTCAAAGGAATACAAAGAATGGATATGCAAAAAAACAGGTAAAATGAAAAGACAACAAATGTGGTATTATAATGCTTTATTGAATGCTAAAACAAAGGAAGAACGTAGCACAATAAGAAGTAAAACATTTCCGGGTATTGCTCGCGCAATGGCTGAACAATGGGGGGGTGAAATATGAAATTACCAATGTTAGAAAAGGATAAGGCCAACCATTTTATTTACGGCGTTATTATTTACGCTCTCAGCGCCTTATTGCTAGCCCCGGCGTTCGCCTTGATTAGCGTTTACGCGGCGGCTCTGGCAAAAGAATTTTACGACAAACACAAAACAAACCGTTTCGGTTACGGCGATATAATGGCGACATTATTCGGCGGCCTGGTTGGTTTCTTTATATCATTAACGGCATGAACATTTACAAAAATTCCGACGGTTCTTTTGATATAGTCAATACAAACCGTGTATTGTTTCACGCGAAAAACGGGACTTGTAAGGTAATTGGGCGAGTTTCCGATCAATGGCGAACTGCATCGAAACAAGTGAAATCGTTTCCAGTAAGTCTTTATCGATTTAAAGCAATAATCCAAAAATCGGTAATATGACACAAGAACTATTTAATAAATCAAAGAATAAACGAGGTTTTATTTATTTGTGTGAAATGGAAACTGGCTATTTTCTTCGAAAGGCTAATGAAACTCAATATTTACCTGAAAAATTATGGAAGTATGGTAAAACGGTAAATCTTGAAAATAGAATGAAACTTTATGGAGAAAAATACAAGTTAATTGAAAGTTGGGAAGTGGATCACTTACCACTAAGAGAAAAGCTAATTAACTGGGATCATGAAATTACTGAAAATCGAGAATGGCAGCAAAAGCCTAGCCATTGGGAGCATGTCGAATTTGATTGTTATAAGATTGTGGAGTATTACGCCACCTCCGAATTAAGATTAACGCGAGAGTTTGGGCGCTGGAATATTAAGGTTAATGGAATTAAAGAAAGCCCGCATTTTTTTACAACCGCTGGAGTTGATGAAAATATTTTAATGAGCATAATTAAAATGTAATATGAAGCGTTGCAAAGTATGTAAACAACCGTTCACGCCGAGTTATTCGACGCTCCAAGCAACATGTACAAAGCCGAGCTGTTTAATCGAATGGGGCCGGATCGTGGAACGTAAAAAGAGCAAGCGGGAAATAAAGGCCATGCGCGAAAAAATAAAAAGTGTTAGCCAGTACCGACGTGAGCTTCAAAAAGTGTTTAATGAGTTTATCCGGTTGCGCGATCAAAACCAACCCTGTATTTCATGTAATAAACCTCTGGTTGGGAAATATGACGCCGGGCACTTTTACAGCGTCGGAAGTTACCCAAACTTAAGGTTTGATGAGGATAACGTGCATGGCCAGTGTGTAGAATGTAACCAACACAAACATGGCAACCTGTTAGAATACGCGCCCAGGTTAACCGAACGAATCGGTTTCGAACGCGCCTCAAAACTAATGGCCGTCCGTCATGATCCATTAAAACTTTCACTTGAGGAAATTAAACAGTTAACTGAGCACTATAAACAAAAGGTTCGCCAATGGAAACAGAGTATATAAACGCGCTCAAAAAAGAGCTGTTTATTTTAACCGTTCGGCGATCACTCCGGCCGAGTATGCGAGAGAACGCGAGAATGTGGGAAATTTTGCGCGAACTTTACGAATTAACAGGAAACGAAATTTATAATTTAAAACCATAAATCACATGAGTACATTCGAACAAAAGGAGGGCCAGGGCTCTCTATTTAAAAACGAGAAAAAAAGCCAACCAAACCAACCCGACTATCGCGGCTCGCTGAAATGGCGCAACCAAACGTTAAACGTTGTCGGTTGGGTAAAAGAATCAAAGAACGGAAAAAAATTCCTGAGCCTGAAAGTTGAGGAAATCGATCTAACTCAAAAGCCCGAAAAGAATGAAAACGCCGAAAACGACGGACTCCCTTTTTGAGTTGATCGAGCAGCTCGACTCCATTCTGGGAGCTTATAAAGAACAAAACGTAAACATGAGCGACGGGCTCCGGAATTATTTAAACGGCATCAAACAAGCCCGGCACCTAGCGCAAAACCTTTTAAACCGTGAATTATGAAGCCCTTTATTTATGACTTCACTCAAGTAATTAAAATCCTCAAGTTAAGAAAGGAACGCCACGAATTGTTTTACAGCAACAAATCGAATAACGCCAGGCGACAACGGCAAATAAGCGAGGAACTTTTTAAATTGACAGGAAACGAAATTTACCTCAGGTTCTAAACCTGAAAGTGCGGCATGTCTTTAAACCGTTTCCAGTTACCGCCCCATTCAACCTCCGGGTGCTGAAGGGCAACAATAGCGGCAAACTTTTTAAAAAGGGCGGGGCTCCAGTCTAGGGTTCCGTCCTTTTTTTTGAATGCTATATCGAACGCTTTAGCGGGTTTCGAATTGTGTTTTCCGTTTTGCTGAATATAGGTTACAATTTTACCCGGAGCCGTTCGGCCCTTCGCGTATAATTCCATTTGCTCAGCGTTCGAACGGTGTGTGCATGTTATAAAGGGCTGAGGCTCGCCTGAATGAAAATAGGCGAACGTGTTAGACGCATCGCGCCAACAACGCTGTAAAATTTCCTCGCAATCTTCAATTTTCCGGCTTGGCATTGATGTAAAGTTTTTCGTCCTTAATTCTGGAGCCCCGAGAGCTTCCAACGTAATAAGCAAAAATGGATGTACCGATCGACAAAACACTTCCAAACGTCATGTCGGCCAACCGTTGATTTTCGACAGGAATAACAACAAAAATGAGCGAGAGAACAACGCCAACCGTTAACGAGAGGCCAATTATAACAACCGCCCCGAACAACCAATCGCGTTTCCCGGTTGCATTTAAAAACGCCGCCTCCCGAACACGGGCCGAATCGCGATCGCTCACCTCGGCCTTGTAATACTCGAGCTCTGTTTGAAGATCGAGCCGCGTCATTTCCAGCTCAAAATCCAACCGCATTTTTTCAAACTCTAGGTTTAACGCCGAATGATCGTCGCTCTTATGCTTTTGCCCATTTAAAAAGGCGCCCACGGTTTCTAGCGCCTGAATTCCTGTAATATCGCCCGCAATTTCGAGAATATCGCCCGCAACGGGTTTTACCTTGTCTCGAACAAAAACGCCGAATTTTGAGCCTCTTAAACGCTCGCCCAAAGGTTTTTTATTTCCCTTTTTTTTGCTCATTTTTTAGGCATGAAAAACGAAAGAACCCCGGTTAAAATTCTTTTGTAATTACTCATGACGTAAATAAAAATTTTCTCACCCATGAGCGTCGCCATTGGAACGGCCCAGGTTGACTCCGATTCGTGCCCGTTTATCTGGCAGTAAATGGCGGTTTGATAACCGCAAAAAACAGACAGGCCAATTACGGCGATCCATTGAATAATCGACAGAGCTCTTTTCATGTATATTTCATAAGATAGTTTTCCGAGAATGCCAATCACAATCCCCATTACCCAACTCGCCGAATCGCTGAGAATTTCGCCGAAATAATTAAACAAACTCATTTCGTTTTTTTTGTTTTTGCTAGTAACTTTTGTTCGTAGCGTTTCAACGCCTCAGTATATAAACGGCGTTTCTCAGCGGTTTTACTAACTTTTGCCATATTTATGGAATTTGATTTATTGACCGGTAACGGTAACCTGTGCGCGAGCTCGCAGTATTGCCAGAACTGAAAATGTAACTAGCTGAGCCCTTTTGTAATGTAATGGGCGGGCGTTGCGGCCATTGATTGTTTGAATACTCCGGCAATAAACTCGAATTCGCACAAAGCCAATCGACCATTAACGACGTGTAATGTTCGGCGTTTTGTTGCCAGCGCGCTAATTGATCCTTGAAAATCACGTCGCCAACGGGCTGCGAATCTTCGGAGGTTCGCTGAACCATTGTCCCGTTATCAACTTTATAAGTCAACGTCGGAGCGGCTTCAACCATTGACCACCAAAGAACAACCCTCCGGGCGTAATCCTCAACAAGTGTTTGGTACGCCCCGGCGAGGGTGTTGTTT